TGATGACACCCTCGATAGTATCTTTAGCTCTGACATGGCTATTGGCAAATACGTTGCACAAAGGGCTGGTATCGGTATTAACGCAGGAAGAATTAGAGGAATCAACTCTAAAATACGAGGTGGAGAGGTTCAGCACACAGGCGTTGTTCCCTTCCTTAAGAAATTTGAGTCTACTGTCAGATGCTGTACTCAAAACGGGATCAGAGGTGGCTCAGCAACAGTCCACTTTCCTATCTGGCATCAAGAAATCAGCGACATCTTGGTTCTCAAAAATAACAAAGGAACAGAAGACAACAGAGTCAGAAAGCTCGACTACAGTATCCAGTTAAGTAAATTATTTTATGAACGTTTTATCCAAGATAAGGAAATCTCCTTATTTTCCCCACATGATGTTCCTGGCTTATACGAGAGTTTTGGCACCGATCAGTTTGATGACCTTTATACTCGCTATGAGAATGATGATTCAATCCCCAGAACAACAGTTGGAGGACAAGAACTCATCCTCGATCTCCTCAAGGAACGTGCCGAGACTGGTCGTATTTACATAATGAATATTGATCATTGTAATTCTCATTCATCATTTAAAGATCAAATTCATATGAGTAATCTTTGTCAAGAGATTACTCTTCCAACATATCCTCTTCAACATATTGATGATCATACAGGAGAGATTGCATTATGTATTCTTTCTGCAATTAATGTTGGTAAATTAAGAGATACAAATGAATTAGAAGAATTATGTGATCTTGCAGTACGTGGATTGGAAGAGTTGATTGATTATCAACATTATCCAGTTGTTGCTGCAGAAAGAGCTACTAAAGCACGTAGATCATTAGGTATAGGATACATTGGTCTTGCACATTATCTTGCTAAGAATGGTGTTAAGTATGATGATCCTAAGGCTTGGGAATTGGTTCATGATTTAACAGAATCATTCCAATACTATCTAATTAAATCATCTAATCAAATTGCACAAGAAAAACATTGGTGTGATGATTTTGGTAGAACTAAGTATTCTGATGGAATCCTACCTATAGATACATATAAGAAAGACGTAGATCAATTAGTACCTAACAATCTTAAACATGATTGGGAGTCTCTTAGAAAATCTATCTTACAACACGGTTTACGGCACTCAACACTGTCTGCACAAATGCCATCGGAGAGCAGTTCCGTTGTGTCAAATGAAACAAACGGAATTGAACCACCTAGAGATTACTTGTCCATTAAAAAATCAAAGAAAGGGCCTCTTAAACAAATTGTGCCATCTTATGGATCTTTGAAAAATAACTATACATTACTATGGGATATGCCAGATAATACTGGTTATATTAATATTGTTGCTGTTATGCAGAAGTTCTTTGATCAGGCAATCAGTGGTAACTGGAGTTATAATCCAGAACACTATCCAGATAATGAGGTTCCAGTTTCAGTAATGGCTAATGATTTACTTACAACATATAAGTTAGGTTGGAAAACTTCTTACTATCAAAATACTCATGATATGAAGACTGATGATGTAGTTGAAGTTCCTAACGTAGATGATCTTATTAGTAGTATAGTAGAATCGGAAGAGGAGGAATGTTGTGACAGCTGTGCAATTTAAAATATCTAAACCAATGAATAATGTGAAAGGAATGACCGTCTTTAATACTAAAGACATAGATACTAAAAAACAACCAATGTTCTTTGGTGCTCCACTTGGAGTTCAACGTTATGATAATTTTAAATATCCACAGTTTGAAAATTTAACTAAACAACAACTGGGTTATTTTTGGAGACCAGAAGAGGTATCTTTACAGAAAGATCGTGGTGATTATCAATCTTTACGTCCAGAACAAAAACATATCTATACATCTAACTTGAAATATCAGATCATGTTAGATTCTGTACAAGGTCGTGCTCCAGGCATGGCTTTTCTTCCTTATTGTTCTCTTCCTGAATTAGAAGCATGTATGGAAGTGTGGTCTTTTATGGAGATGATTCATAGTAGATCATATACATATGTGATTAAGAATGTATATTCAGATCCATCAGAAGTATTTGATACTATCATTAAAGATGATCGTATCTTAGAACGTGCAGCAAGTGTTACAGAATCATATGATAATTTTATTAATTATGCACAAGAATATGGTCAGAGTTCTGCTTGGAAAGATGATATGAGAGATCATCCTAATTCAGAATGGACTCGTAAAGATCTTAAAAAACATTTATACAGGGCAGTAGCCAATGTCAATATACTCGAAGGTATACGTTTCTACGTTAGTTTTGCTTGCAGTTTTGCATTTGGGGAACTTAAGCTTATGGAGGGATCAGCCAAAATTATCTCCCTTATTGCAAGAGACGAAAACCAACACCTTGCGTTAACTCAGAATATAATAAACAATTGGAGAAAGGGTGATGATCCCGACATGGTTGAAATAGTTAAGGAAGAGGAACAGTGGACATATGAAATGTTTGATAGATGTGTCCATGAAGAGAAAATGTGGGCTGAGTATTTGTTTAAAGATGGATCTATGATTGGTCTAAATGATAAATTATTACATCAGTATGTTGAATGGATTGCTAATAAGAGAATGAAGTCAATTGGTCTTAAACCACAGTATGACATTCCAGCAAGAAACAATCCATTACCTTGGACGGAACATTGGATTAGTTCTAAAGGACTTCAAGTAGCACCACAAGAGACGGAGGTAGAGTCTTATGTCGTCGGAGGAATCAAACAAGATGTCAAAAAAGACACCTTCTCAGGATTCAAACTCTAAGATAGAGTGGGATTTTGAAGATATGAAAAGGGCAGTTATGGATAATATTGATGACTATGATAAATTAGTTGGAGGGTAGAATGCCTTATCACATTAAGAAAACAAGTCTTGTATCACATTGGAATGTTGGTGCGGATATGTATTATTCTGGAGATAATCATTGGACAGATGATTATGCCAAGAGGAAAGTATATGCATCAAAGGCATTGGCCGAACAAGATCAGTCATATACATATACAAAAAATGGTAACACTTTTCAACCAGGCTTCTGGAAGAACAGTACTATAATTACTGAATCATAAATAAAAATAAAAAGATGAAAACCTTTAAACAATTTAGTGAAGAGTCTGCATTTGATTTTGTAAAAAACAAAATTGAAAAAGAGGTTGGAAAGGGTGGATATGTAAGTAAGGATAATCCTAGAAAACCACAAAGTGCTGCAGAGAAATCAAAGGTTCGTGCTACTAATGCAAAGAGAGCTGCACAGGATGGAAGAGATGCTACTGAAAAGGCATCAGATGGTAGATATAATGATAGGTCAAGGAGTGACTAAATAAGACGAGTGATAGAAAAATTATGAAATGGAATCGAATCTTGAGAGAGATTATGAAAACGCCTGGACCTATAAAGGTTCAACTTTTACTTCTGACGACATTAACGATTTCTTCGGCTTTGTCTACAGGATTACTAATCTTCAATCTGGCAAACAATACATCGGTAGAAAATATTTCTGGCAAAAGCGTAAACCTAGAGGTGGTAAGAGACGGGTTACGTCTGAGAGTGACTGGAAAAAATACTATGGAAGCTCTAAAGAGCTTAATACAGATAGAAAACTTCTTGGAAACTCAACGTTCAAACGAGAGATCTTATCCACCCATACCAGACTCGGAGATGTAAACTACGAAGAGACCAAACAATTGTTTTTACATAATGTTTTACAGGAATCTCTTGACAATGGAGAACCTGCATATTATAATTCCAACATACTTGGACGGTATATGAAGAAAGATTATTACCTCCATTGAATATATAAAGAACGATATGAATGATTCATTCAAGACTATGAAGCTTTTTCTAGACACTGCTGATACTAAGTTACTTCATGATGGATACTTAACTGGATTGATTGATGGTGTAACCACCAATCCAACTCTTATTATGAAGAGTGGTAGGGATCCAGAGGATGTCTATGTTGAGTTAAGAGACATAGGTTATAATGATATTAGTATGGAGGTTATGGGAGATGGCCCTGAGATGCTTGCAGAAGGTAGAAGACTTGCTAAAATATTTGGTAAGTGTGCAACTATTAAAGTACCTTGTACTCCAGATGGATTGTTTGCATGTAGACAATTATCAAGAGAATTGATTAGAGTAAATGTAACTCTTATATTTTCAGCATCACAGGCAATACTTGCATCAAAAGCAGGAGCACATTATGTTTCTCCTTTTGTTGGTAGAGTGGATGACAATTCATTTGGTGGATTGTGTTTGGTGAAAGAGATTTCTAGTATCTTCACTAAACAACAAGTTTATAATACTGAAATATTAGCTGCATCTATTAGAGGTGTGAGACAAGTTGGTAGGGCATTTGAATATGGTGCCCATATATGTACTATTCCACCAACAATCTTTGATAAGATGTATAATCATATTCTAACAGAAAAAGGAATGCAATTATTTGAAGAGGACTGGGCAAATGTTAGTAGTAAGATGTAAGAGTTGTGGTAAAGAACTGAATAGTAATGATGGTAGATTACAATGTTGTGGATGTACTAATATGACATCAATTATTGATAATAAAATCACAGCAGTTGATTTGTCACAAGCAGTAATAGTTAAGATGCGTGTTGATGAAAAGAGTAATGAAACCTCTTTGAGTAATTCAGATATTGAATGGCAAGAGTCTAGAAGAAAACGTAAAGTTCGTAAAATGGATTTTGAAGAAAGGTGAACAGAGTCTAAAGAGAGTATAAAGAATATACATAATAGAACATTCTTATGTTAGAGTACCCTCACATTCCATCAAAAACCATGATCAATTTAGACGAAAGATATCATTCTTACCTAGACGGAAGCAAAAAGATGAGAATAGATGGCATGGAGGAAAGAGTTAAGGCTTATGGTTGGCATTGTGATGGGAATGATATTACAGGACATTATGTAACTACTGAGAATTATAAGTTATTCTATGATATGCAAGGGATGTTTGTAAGAATGAAAGAAGTGAGTCTTGCTAAATAACGTGGATGCCATTTAATCTAATGATTGAAAAAGACGACACTGAATTTGAAAATGTAAAGGAGGATAAACAAAATGAAACAAAACCATTGACAGATGATGATTGGTCGTTTTATAATGATCATGACGATGGTTGTTAATCGTTTCAAATTTACCTATTAATTTAAAAAGAAAATGTCACTGATTTCTAAGTTTAAGAAACACGTAGATGTTCTCACACAGGCCGTAGATGGTACTGTTTCTCTGGATTTTAAAAATCCCAAACTCTATAAAAAAATATTAAGGTTTTATAGAGATCAAGATGTTGAATTTTATGAGGATCCATATGATACATATGAATTAGTTGTTGATCTAATAAAAGAAGATTTGGAAAAGGAGGGAGTTGTAGCTGATATATAATATAGATTAATTTAATAAAATGGCAGCAAAAGGAAAAGCAGCAAAGTCTGTAACTGGTGCTTCTATGTCAAAATATGATGTTGAAGTGGAAAAAAGATTGCAAGATCTTGAAAATAAAATTCAAGAACTTCAATCTCATTCACATGGAGGTAGTAGTGGAGGTATGACATCAGAGTGTCAAGAGATGTATGAATGGTATAATAGAGTTAAACGTCTTATCTGATTTGGGGGGGTGGTAATTCCACCCCTTTTCTGTTATAATAAATATCTTGACAACTGATTTATATCACATGAAAAAAGCATTAGTTCTTGGGGCTGGTGGATTTATTGGTTCCCACATGGTGAAACGACTTAAATCTGAAGGATACTGGGTAAGAGGTGTTGATTTAAAACATCCAGAATTTGATAGACATCATGCCGATGAATTTGTTATTGGTGATTTAAGAGATAAAAGTTTTGTTAATCGTGTAGTAGAATTTAAAGGTACACAGGGTAATTTCTTTCATCAGGTTCCATATAGATTGATTGAAAGTTTTGATGAGGTTTATCAGTTTGCTGCTGACATGGGTGGTGCAGGATATATTTTTACTGGTGATAATGATGCACATATTATGCATAACTCAGCTACAGTCAATCTTAATTTATTAGATGCTGTAGTTAAGAATCAACAAATGGGTAGAGGACTTCCTAGAGTATTCTATTCATCTTCTGCTTGTGCGTATCCATCACACATTCAAGAAGAAACTGATAATCCTGGCTTGAAAGAAGATGATGCGTATCCTGCAAACCCTGATTCCGATTACGGATGGGAAAAATTATTCTCCGAAAGATTATACTTGGCTTACAGTCGTAATCATAATCTTACTGTTCGTGTCGCCCGTTATCATAACATCTACGGACCAGAAGGAACGTGGGATGGTGGAAAGGAAAAGGCACCTGCAGCTATGTGTAGAAAGGTTGCGGCCGTCGCATCTGGTGAAACAATTGACTGCTGGGGTGACGGTAAACAAACTAGATCGTTCCTGTACATAGATGATTGTATAGAAGCAACACGTAGGTTAATGGATTCTAATTGTGAAGAAGTAATTAATATTGGTTCGGAGGAGATGGTTTCTATTGATGAGTTAATTGAGATAGCTGCTAAGGTTGCAGATAAAAAAATTAATATTAATCATATCTCAGGCCCAGTAGGTGTTCGTGGACGTAATTCACATAACGATATGATTAGAGAGAAACTTAAATGGGATTATGAGATCTCATTGGAAGAAGGTATTAGTCGTACATATGATTGGGTTAGTGAACAAGTTTATACTTCACAACTTAATGAGAAACAACTATTACATGATCAAACACTTGAGGTTGTTTAATGATTGGTTTTAATGCATTAGGTCAATTGGGACAGTTGGGAAACCAAATGTTCCAATTTGCTTCTTTGAAAGGAATCGCTTCCAAGAATGGCTATAACTATTGTTTTCCCATTCATGGTAATGTGACTACGGATTCTTTAGGTAATAAGTTACGTATTGATATTCAAAATCCATTTATATTAGAGGGTGTTCATCCATTAAATGTTCAACTTATAGATCAGGATAGACCAACTGTACAGGAAGGTACATATCATTTTAATGAAGAACTCTTTAATAATTGCCCAGACTGGGTAAGTCTGCATGGATTTTTTCAATCAGAAAAATATTTTATAAACATAGAAGATACTATTCGATCTATGTTTACTTTCAAACCAGAGATATTAAATCCCTGTAAGGAAATGATTAGCACGGTTGAGAATCCTGTATCACTTCATATCAGAAGAGGTGATTACTTGACAAATCATGCAAATCATAATAACCTAGGCCTTGATTACTATGCAAATGGATTAGATCATTTCGAAGGTCGTAATATTATTATCTTTAGTGATGATCCTAATTGGTGTAAAGAACAGGCATTATTTAAAGATGATAATAGATTCCTTGTATCTGAAGGTAACAGTCATTACATGGATATGTGTTTGATGTCTTTGTGTAAGAGTCACATCATTGCAAACTCATCCTTTTCATGGTGGGGTGCATGGTTATCGAATAGTAGAGATGTTGTTGCTCCATCTACATGGTTTGGGCCTAATAATGCACATCTTGATACTAAAGATTTATATTGTAAAGGTTGGACTTTAATCTGATGAGAGTTGCTGTTGTTTTTATTGGGACTGATAAGTATCTAAACTTTCTTCCCACTTGGTATGAGAGGTGTGAAGAATTTTTCCTACCTGATGTAGAGAAAAAATATTTGATTTTTACTGATGGTGATGTACCAGAATCACCAGAGAATTCTATTGTATATCATCAAGAACACCTTGATTGGCCTTACATAACTCTATATCGGTTTAAGATATTGGAAAAGGTTCAGGAGGATATAAAGGATTGTGATTGGTTGATATTTCTTGATGCAGATATGGCAGTTGTTGATAGTGTAGATCCAGAGGATCTATTTGATGAGGATAAACCATACATTGGTGTTCATCACCCATGTCATTTCTTAAAGTTTCCTCCACATAATCAACCGCCTGGAGCATTTGAAACTAATCCATTATCACGGGCCTGTATATCTGAGGACTATGATTACTCTGTATATTGGCAAGGATGTTTATGGGGTGGTAGAGTACCAGAGGTATTTGATTTAATTAAGGAACTTAATAAACGTACTACGGAAGATGAAAAGAATAATGTCATTGCTGTATGGCATGATGAGAGTCATCTAAATTGTTTCTACGCTGAGAATAAAGATAAGGTTCATACTATGGGGCCTGAATATGCATTCCCAGAAGTCTTTGCTAAGGATTGTGATTTCCAACCAAAGATTGTACACATGGCCAAAGATAATAGTAACTATCATGTCTAAACTCGCACTGATATATTCAGGACAACCAAGACACCTTAGAGAGTGTCATGAAAATCATGTTAAGAATTTCCATCAGGAAGGATGGGATGTAGATGTCTTTGCACATATTTGGTATGATGAGAGTTGGGTGGGTTCATACTTTTGGGATCAATATAAAGATAGAGGTAGATGGGATGCTGAACTGATTCCTTACATGGAAGAGAATTGGAAACCTAAAGCTTTAGAGTTTGAGGAACCAAAAGAATTTGATAGTGATTGGGTTCCTGATCCTAGATTCCCACATCCAGTTAATAATATTATTTCAATGTTCTATAGTCTTGAGGCTGCAAATCATCTTAAGAAGAAATATGAAGAAGAGAATGGATTTAAGTATGATTGTGTGGTAAGATTGAGAACAGATGAATATTTCTATAATGATATTGGCGATCTAAATGATTATGATTTGGATACTGTAAATGTATTCAGTGAGTATGCACATACTGACTATGGAATCAATGATCACTTTGCATTTGGTCGCTCAGATTTGATGGATAAATATCTCAACGTCTGTAGTAACCTATCAACTATTATTGAAGAAGGAGCAGCAATTAATCCTGAGACTTTGATAGGGTGGAATGCACAGAAACATCATAAACTGCCAATTATTAAGAATGATTTTGGTTATCGTCTTTGGAGGGACATGTGACAAAACTTGTTATATTTGACCTCGATGGGGTCTTGATTGATAGTAAAGATTATCATTACGAAGCCTTGAATCAGGCTTTAGGTAAGGAGTATGCAATCAGTAGAGAGGAACACGTTACACAATACGATGGTCTTCCTACAACAGCTAAGTTAAAACTTCTTACAGAAAATAAAGGTTTACCTACAGATAGGTATGATCAGATATGGAAAGATAAACAGGCTAATACACTTAAGATTTTTAGTGAGTGTGTTGCAAAAGATTATGAGTTGATGGGATACTTTCAACAACTTGTAGATGCTGGATATAAGATTGCAGTTGCATCAAATAGTATTCGTAATACTGTAAAGATTATTCTATTACGTCTAGGACTTCTTGAGTTTGTTGACGTATATATTTCTAATGAAGATGTAGTTAGGAACAAACCATTTCCATCTATGTACTGGAAGTGTATGATGACTCTAGGTGCATTGCCAGATGAGACTGTAATCCTTGAGGACAGTCATATAGGTCGTCAGGGTGCATTGGATAGTAAGTGTCATTTAGTTCCTATAGAGGATAGGAAAGACCTTAATCAATCTAAGGTAGATAGAATAAAAAGAATCCTTAATGGTAAAAAGAAAAAAGTTTCTTGGGAGAGTAAAACTATGAACGTGTTGATTCCTATGGCAGGACGTGGAAGTCGTTTTGCTACACAAGGATATACATTCCCCAAACCTCTTATTGATGTGAAGGGTAAACCAATGATTCAGGTGGTTGTAGATAACCTGAACATTAAAGCCAACTATACATTCATTGTACAGAAAGAACATTATGAAAAGTATAGTTTACAATACCTTCTTAATCTAATTGCACCTGATTGTAATATTGTTCAAGTGGATGGTATCACTGAGGGTGCTGCATGTACTACATTACTTGCAAAACAATTTATTGATAATGATGAACCACTCTTGATGGCAAACTCAGATCAGTTTGTTGAATGGGATTCTAATGAAACACTTTATGCATTCTCTAATGGAGAATGTGATGGTGGTATTCTTACCTTCCCTGCATCACATCCTAAGTGGTCTTATGCCAAGTTGGATGATGATGGACTAGTAATTGAGGTTGCAGAGAAGAAACCTATATCTGAACATGCAACAGTTGGTGTGTACTGGTGGAAGAAAGGATCTGATTATGTTAAGTATGCAGAACAGATGATAGAGAAAGATATAAGAACCAATGGTGAGTTCTATGTGTGTCCAGTATTCAATGAAGCCATAGAAGATGGTAAGAAGGTTCGCATTAAAGAGATTGGTAAGGATGGTATGTGGGGTATAGGAACTCCAGAGGATCTTAGTTATTTTCTAGAGCATTATACTGGAGAGATCTAATGAAGATTGCTTTATTATTATTCGGTCAACCTAGAAACTTAGAGAATCCAAATTCATTCAAGAGCCATCAAGAATGGATCTATGATGAGTATGATGTAGACACATACTGTCATGCATGGTGGGAGAAGGGTGTTGAAAGTTATGATGTATCTGATTGGGTTAATGAGGAATGTAAGGCGCCAGAGAATCCCATAGAGGTCATAGAGGAGAGGTATAAACCTAAGAGTATTAAAGTAGAACCTCCAAGAACATTTAAGTTGAGTGATGGTCTTTATAAAAGAACTAGAGATGAGTTTGGTACAGGACATCCTTGGTCAGAAAAGACTCTGAGTAATGTATCATCACATCTTTATTCCATAGAGACTGCTGCACGTTTGATTGAGAATCCAAACGATTATGATTTCATAATTCTATCAAGGTATGATAATTACATTCATAATTTTCCAGATCTTGATAGTATGAGTGGAAAGTATTTTTATCTTTCTGATCATCATCCAAGGTTCCCTGACCTAATGTATATCTTTAGTCCTAAGTTTATTGAAACTCAGTTTACTTATGGTAAGATGGATGAGTTAGCTGAAAGGCACTTCCATAAATTCTGGGAACCTTCTGCAGAGTGTTACAAATATTATAATTATCTGGACAAATTCTTTATAGAACAATTGTTTCCTATTCACTTACCTGTTAGAGTTATTAGAGACTCTACTGGTTATGGTGATACATCACAACTCCCATCTGAATACTTACAAAAATTACAATGAAACTTATAGCACATCGTGGAAATCTGAATGGCCCTAATCCATTGACAGAGAATGATCCCAAACGTATAACTGATTGTATTGATATGGGTTATGATGTTGAGATTGATTTAAGATATGATCCAGTTACAAATAGTGCATGGTTAGGTCATGATAAACCAGAACATAAAGTCAATTGGATGTGGTTGGCAGGACGTGCAAGGAACTTGTGGATTCATTGTAAGGATCTTGCTACATTACATGAGTTTAGTAGTAATACTAATGGGTATAATTATTTCTGGCACGATAAGGATGATTATACTTTAACAAGTAAAGGACATATCTGGTCGTATCCTGGCAAAACTTATACTGGTAGTACAGTTGTGGTAATGCCCGAATGGAACAAGATGGATTGGGACTCTCTAAGAGTTACTAATTGTTATGGTGTTTGTACTGATTATGTGGAGAGGTTATCAGAATGAAGATTGTTTTAATTGGCCCTGGCATTATGCCTATTCCTCCTACAGGATGGGGTGCAGTAGAAATACTAGTATGGGATACTAAGGTTGCACTGGAGAAGTTAGGTCATGAAGTATTAATAATTAATACTAAAAATGGAAGAGAGATTATAGATAAGATTAATACCTTTCGGCCAGATTTTGTACATGTGCATTATGATGAGTTTGTTCCTTTAGTTCCTTTCATTCAATATCCAAATGCTATTACTAGTCATTATGGGTACTTGGAAAGACCAAAGATGTTTGGTGGATATACTAATGTTGCAAACGAATTCATGAGGATAAAACCAAATGTATTCTGTTTGTCAGAAGGAATAGAGAAAGTTTATAATGTTATGTTTAATATTCCGAATACATTCATAACCCCTAATGGAGTAAATGTAGATGAATTTAATTTTGTTTCTGATCCTGAGCACCCTGATCGCAGTATCTATCTTGCTAAAATTGATTACAGAAAAAGACAACACATCTTCCAATCCATAGACAGTCTATGGTATGCAGGTAACATTGCAGATGATAGATTCAATACTAAGAAGAATTATCTTGGAGAGTGGTCTAAGGATAGGTTGTATAATGAATTGACTGAGTATGGTAATCTAGTATTACTATCTGATGGTGAGGCACATCCATTAGTTTGTATGGAGGCTTTGGTTGCTGGTCTAGGTGTGGTAGTATGTGAGTGGGGTAAGGCTAATCTTGACATCACTAAGGAATTTATTACTGTTATTCCAGAAGATAAGATAGAAGATATTTCATATGTTGAAGAACAGATTATTAAGAATAGAGAATATTCTATTGCCCATAGAGATGAGATAAGAGAGTATGGAGAACAGTTTGATTGGGTTAAGGTTATTGAAAAACATTACTTACCAAATGTTAAAGAGGTGATTACACAACATGGATCGTAATAAATCCGCATACAAACTAAAGAATTTTGGCCCTTTGTACATCATTAATCTTGATGGTCAACCAGAAAGATGGGAGTGGATGAAGGATCAGTTAGATTATTGGCAAGTAACTGACTATAAAAGAATCTCTGCTTTTGATGGTAGAGATGATGATTTATCGGAAATTATATCTGGTAGATATCCAGAGGCAGTTTCGTCTGGAGAAGTTGGATGTGTTACCTCTCATTTAAAATCAATTAAACATTGGTATGATACTACTGATACTCCTTATGGTATCTTTATGGAAGATGATTGTGACTTCTGTTCTGTTAAACATTGGCCATTTTCTTGGAGAGAGTTTATGTCTAGAGTTCCATATGATTGGGATTGTCTTCAAGTAGCTATAATTAATCCTCGTAGATTAGTTGCAAATATTCATCCAAGATATGTTGATGATTTTTCTACAGCATGTTTTGTAATCAATAGAAGGTATGCTGAGAAGTTAATGCATTTTCATTGTAGAGGTGAAAAATTTAAATTGGATAATGGTGTTAGACCTCGTGCAGTTGCAGATGATTTGATCTATAATGCAGGTAAGACTTATGCAATACCTTTGTTCTTATACAAACTAGAACTTGGATCTACTATTCATCCAGAACATATTGATGCATTCCATAAGACTAGTAGAGAAGGTCTAGATCATTGGTGGACAAATCAATCTGCTGATATGCCTATTGATAAGTTCTTTGAGTACGATACTCACGAGCTTCATTAACTGTCACAAGCCCCCTTGACCTTATCAGTAAACCAATGTATTATACTTGAACTGTCACACACCTAGTGTGCCAGTTGTATAAATAACTTCATACAAAGGACTCGAAAATATCGTAACCCTACGTAGATGTTAATACAGTATCCCATGTCGGGGGTACTATCATCCGCAGGGTTTTTTAATGCCCGTGCGAGATAATTTTTAAAAACATGTCAATCAAATCAACAATCGCTGCACTAGCAGCATCACCTTTTCTCTTCGCTGGAGCCGCTTTTGCTGGTCCATATGTGAATGTAGAAGCAAATGGTTCATATCCTGATGGTGATTATACTTCTGGTAATCTAGAACTTCAAGTTGGATACGAAGGATCAACTCCTGGCGGTTTTGACTGGTACGCTTCTGTAGGCCCTACAGTTCCTCATACTGAGTCTGCTGATGACTTCGGTGATGTAGAAATCGCTGGATACCTTGGTGGTTCTTATGGAATCTCTGAGAGCGTTTCTCTTTATGGTGAAGTCTATGGACAGACAACTCCTTCAGATGACAACGACTTCTCTGGAAAAGTTGGTGCTAAGTTCAGTTTCTAAATAGGATTGAGACATCGTTCGTGCGGTCTCTACAATCGGAACTTACAAGACCTCCTGCTTGCAGGGGGTCTTTTTTTGTGTTATAATTAGTGTATGCGGAAAACAGAAGAAGTAATGGGACATCCATTATGGATGTTACCTGTTATGTTACTAGCGATTCTAGTATTAATAGAGGGTCTTCATACCTCTGCACATCTACATCAAGAGATTGATGTACATGGTATATGCAGACAGAACAAAGAGTTTATTGAAATGCAAAAGGATGATTATTACTAAGGAGGTAAAATGGTTTTAGTATTCATTATTGTAGGATTATTATTCTTTATCATGGGATATGGGTTATATCTCACAATAGGGCCAGGTAAAGTAGATTTACGTGACCCTATTGATGAACATGCTAAAATGCATGAGATGGGTATTGCTCATGGACATGGTGGAAATAAAGAGGCATATGAGATGTCTGGTAAATTAAATCATAAACATGATTGAAAATATGAGAGAAGAACTTCTGAAATTATTACATAAGAATGCATATCGTTCTGGTGATTTCACATTATCATCTGGTAAGAAGAGTAATCATTATGTTAATGCTAAAACTGTTACATTGAGTGCAGAAGGTCTTATAATGGCCAGTCATTTGATGTTAGAGTTACTTGATTCTGATGCAGTTGCTGTTGCAGGACTTACTATGGGTGCAGATCCATTGGTAAGTGGTGTTGCAATGGCTTCCTTTGATACGGATTGGGCTAGGACAGTTGATGCAATGATCGTTAGAAAGACTGCCAAGGGTTATGGCATGGGTGCTTGGATCGAAGGTGCATTACCACCAGAAGGTTCCAAAGTTACTGCATTAGAGGATGTAGTTACTACAGGCGGTTCTGTTATTAAAGCTGTAACAAGATTACGTGATGTAGGTTATGTTGTGGATCGTGTAGTTACTCTTGTAGATAGACAAGTAGATGGAGAGGCTGATGAGTTTATGAAATCTGCTGGTTTAAAACTTTATAGTGTATATACTGTGGAGGAGTTAGCTGGTGTCAAGAATGAATGATGAAACTAAATTAGTCTTTGCACTAGAACATGTTGCACATCTTGAAGACCTCATAGAAGGTAATGAGTGGGAACAATACTTATCCCAAAATCTTTCTACTATGAAATATGAATTTGAAAGACAATTAAGTCTTGAACAACACCGAAAGGAGAAAAAAAATGCCTAAAGAAAAAGTATATGTTCCTGTAGTGGAACCAAAGTCAACCTCATACCTTGAGTACACTGAACTCGGTAGGACGGTAACTTCTTGTCCAGTATTCAGAAAGGATACTATTCGTGTGAGATTATTACAAAGAAGTTTGGGTAATCCAGCAGAAACCTTTGATACAGAAAAACATTGGGAGTATGATGTTCCATGGCCAGTTGAAGAAGTTAAGGAAGTAGTTGTTAAGAAACAATCAGTAAAGGAGAAAAAGAATCTTTTACAGAAACTTACATCTAAATAATTACATGATACTAGAAACTTTCCTAATAGCCGCAGCATTACCGTTCGTGGCACTATCACTTTTCTTTGGAACCAAAGGAGGGTATTATGATAGTGATGATTATAAAGGTGACGGTTGTGCTCATGATGTCCAACGATGATTAATTTTTTATTAAACAATCATGAGTTTTTGGGTAATCATTCTATTCCTGAGTTTCTTGTTGGGTATATTTTTGGTGCAGCACTTATTATTGGTGCTCCTACGGTATTTCTGCTCCTTGCGTTTACCTCTGCACTAATGAAAACTAATGGTAAGATGGGTGGATATAGAGAATATGAACAGTATGGCCCATCTTCTTGTAATGATGCACCACCATTTATACTTCCAGATCCAACAAAGAAATGAATTCAATTTTTAAAATCTTTTATACAAAATGGTTTAGATCTGCACCAGTTGTAGCAACTATATGGTTGACTATTACAGCAGTCATTCTTATTGAATTTAATTACTTTTTTCCAGATCTTTTATTCCATCCAATGCAATGATTTTTTTATCTAAACCTTCAGTCTATCTACTTCCTGGCACATGGGAATCTCCTGGCTTAGACTATCCTTTCCCTGTTGGTGCAGTAGTTGGTTTTTTAGTAGCACTAGCACTAGTAGTATGGTTTGTTACATTAAGTAAGAGTAAGAAGGCATGATTAAAGGAATCTTTAATTATTTAAAAGAAGTTAAAGATACCGCCAAGTATATGTGGCAGGGGTTAGAAGTAACCTTTGATCATATGAGAAGGAGACCTGTAAC